TTGCCGGTGCTCATAGGCTTGGATGTAAAAAATGAAGCGTAGGGTACGGTCACAACCGACTAATCCTTTTTACTCTGATGAACCTGCAGTAGCGAAGAGCCTTATTGCTGATAAGGCTCTTGCCCCGTCAGCGGCTTTGGCAAATAGGACTTCAAAGTCAATTGACAAACATCCGGGCAGGCTGTCAGGTATTGCTGGGTTTGCTCAAAAGAATAAACCACCTCAGCAAAAGATGCAGATAAAGGCCCCTGCGTTTGGCACTAAAGCGAAACAACCAGCGCAGCTTAGAATGAGTGGTAACTCTAAAGCACACAGAATCGGATTTAAAGGCTGATCATGTTTGATGACGGAACCAAAGCAATCTTGAGATTAAAACTTCCTTTTAAGGAAGCACTTCCTCGTAGTGGTTACACCATGTCTGCTAAAGCTTTGGCCGTCCGTCAGACAATGACACAAAAGAAATTGCGTGCTTTGAAGAAGCACGCAGTACCGGCCGGCAAACAGTTGAATCCATATGGGCGTTTTTATGATCAAGTACCGATAGAGTCACACCATCCACTAGCCTTGAGGCCGGAAGCAATGAAACGAACTAGACTTAAACTTAAAGCAAAGAAGGCAGTGGCGCTTGAGGCACATGAGTTACAGATGTTAGCCCGTGAGAATGCTACTGCTGCTATGCAAACACTAATTGAAATTTCAAAGAATAAGCGTGCCCCTGAAGCGACTCGTATTGCTGCTTCTGCCGTCATCCTTGACCGTGGTTATGGCAAGGCATCTCAAACCAGTATAACTGCAAATGTGACGAATGGTAAAGCGAGCGATATTACTTCCGACGAGCTCGACAAACGAGTTAATTCAGCTCTCAAGCGAGTTGAAGCTCTTACAAGTCGAACGCCTAAAGCGGGAACGAGCAAAAAAGGACCTACTGACCTACGCAAGTATAATTAATATACCAAGTGGGCCAATTAGGGATGATGAAAATGAAGAGGCCGAAATTGAAGAGTTTCGGCCTCGCAAGCGTTTGTTTGGTGCTCACCATTTGCTCTGGCTTGATTGCTTACAGCAAGTAGCTGATGGAAAGATCAAGCGCTTAATGGGCATGATGCCCCCAGGCTCTGCCAAATCAATTTATACTTCAGTTGTTTTTCCAACCTATTTCATGGGGCGTTTTCGTGGGTCAAATGTCATTCTTGCAAGCTACGGTTCTGACCTGCCAAGAAAGTTCGGCCGGCGTGCGCGTTCCATTGTCCAACAACCTATTTACAATCGAATTTTTAACACGCAACTGTCTTCCGACAGTACAGCCGCAGACGAGTGGGCACTCAACAACGGTAGCGAGTGGATGGCTCGTGGTATCCTCACAGGTATCACAGGGAACCGTGCCGATGGCATTGTCTGGGACGATTTGATTCGTGGTCGTGAGCAAGCAGACTCAGATGTCATTAGGCAAAAAACTTGGGAAGCGTATGTTGATGACTTGCTCACACGTAAGAAACCCAATGCTTGGGAAATTGGCATTACAACTCGTTGGCATGAAGACGACGTAGCAGGGCGTATCTTGCCTGAAAATTACAACGGTGAAAGTGGGCCAATACATTGTCGTGATGGTAATGAGTGGTACGTTGTTTGCCTTCCAGCCATCTGTGAGCGTGAGGATGATATTTTAGGACGTAAGCCCGGCGAAATTCTTTGGCCTGAGTGGTTTAATGAGGATATGTTTGCCACGCCAAAGCGTCAGCCGCGCACATGGTCTTCCTTGTACCAGCAACGCCCTGCCCCTGATACTGGAGTGCTGTTTAAGTCTGAGTGGTTGAAGACTTATGAACAGGACCCAAAAACTGGTTACCCACAAGGGATGGAACATGGTGATCTTAATATTTATGGCGCAAGTGATTATGCGGTTACAGAAGGTCGCGAAAACTACACTGTCCACATTGTTGTTGGCGTGGATTTTAACGATGACTTATACGTGTTGGATTTATGGCGTCAGCAAACTTCATCTGATAAGTGGGTGGAAGCTTTTTGTGATCTGATTAAGTTTTGGAAGCCCCTTGGCTGGGCTGAAGAGTCTGGACAGATAAATTCTGCTGTTGGGCCATTTCTTGTTAAGCGCATGAGGGAGCGTCAAGCATTTGTTGCTCGTCAACAATTTCCATCACTTAAATCTAAAGCCATGCGGGCACAAAGCATCATTGGTAGGATGGGTCAAAAGGGCTTGTACTGCCCATTTGGGGCACAGTGGTTCGCAGAATTTAGACGTGAACTGCTGTTATTTGATGCCGGCAAGAATGATGACCAAGTGGATGCTTTGGGCCTTATTGGTCAGATAGTGGACAAAATGGTGGGAGCTGATAAATCCTCTAGTCAGAAGGAACCTCCTAAGTTACTATCTACAAATCCTGCTATGTGTACTGTCACCCTTACTGATTTGTTTGAAGATAATGAATTGAATAATAAACGAAATAATATCCTAAGGATAAATTAAATGGGCCAAATTGAGCTCGATCCACTGGCGGGCGAAGAGGGTGGGCAGGAGTCTGCCCGCCTTGCTAAATTTTGGCATGATCAAATTGACAAGATCAATTCTAATAAACAGTTAACTCAATTCATTAAACGTGGGCACAAGATTGAATCCCGTTACCGTGATGAACGCAACAAGTCTGACGAAGAGAGCCGTCGCAGATACAGCTCCTTATGGTCAAATGTTGAGATCCTAAAACCAGCCATCTATGGAAAAACTCCTGTTCCTCTAGCTGAACGTAAGTTTGGGGATAAGGATCCTATTGCTCGTGGGGCTGCTCAAATTCTTGAGCGTGCATTACGCAATGAGATTGAAATTTGTGGCTTTACTGATTCTATGTGTCAGGCAGTGAATGATTATCTATTGCCGGGCCGTGGAACTGTTTGGGTTCGTTATGAACCAGAATTTAGCCCCGGGGTTTCATTGCAGGGGGAGAGTTCAATAGATATGAAGGACTCTCAGGGTGAGATTGAACCTGAGCAGTTTCAAGAGGATATTGAGGGTACTGACCCGTCTGAAGATAAATTAGAAGAGACAGACGACGAAATTATTCGTGAGTCTACACCAGTTGATTACATTCACTGGGAAGACTTCATGATATTTTCAGCCAATGCTAGAACTTGGACTGAAGTGATTGCCGTAGGTAAGCGCGTTTATCTTACCTATACCCAGATGTGCCAGCGATTTGGAAAGTCAATTGCTAAGAAAATTCCACTCCAAAAAGACGAGAGAAAGAAAGATAGGTACGAAAATAATAGTATTGAAAATGAAGTTAAAGGTGAAGTATTTGAAATTTGGAACAAGGAAGATAGAACAGTTTATTGGGTGGCTGAAGGCTATGATTACCTCCTTGATAGGAAGGATGATCCTCTTCACCTTGAACACTTCTTTCCTTGTCCACGTCCAATTATTTCAAATCAGACAACTGGAACATTAATTCCTGTTGCTGATTATATTCAATATCAGGATCAAGCGACTCAGATAGACGAACTGAGCCAGCGCATTGCCATGCTTACCCGCGCTTGTAAGGTTGCGGGCGTCTATGCAGCTGCGGCTAAAGGTATTCAACGTCTTTTAAATGAGTCGGTTGAGAATGAATTGATTCCAGTTGATGACTGGGCGGCCTTTGCTGAAAAGGGCGGAGTGGCTGGTCAGATTTCCTTTTTGCCATTAAAGGAAATTATTGGGGTAATCAATGAACTGACTACCCTCAAAGAAAAACAAATTGAGGAGATGGATCGCTTAACTGGCATCAATGACCTTATGCGCGGCACAACCGATGCTCGTGAGACATTGGGCGGGCAGCGATTGAAATCAAATAACACTGGCACACGTCTAACTGCACGCCAGAATGAAGTTGCGCGATTTGCGAGGGATACTGTCCGTATTATGGCTGATATTATGTGTCAGCATTTTTCACCAAAATCCCTTGTCGAAGTTTCCGGTGCTATGTTTGAGGAAGGCCTCGGAGTAAATGTTGAAGACGTG